TAAAGCAAGGTTTCTTAGACCAGATGAGCTTGCAGGCTGCAGCACATTCGAGTCGGGATATTTCGCACATCCGGAACTGAAACTGTCTCATAAAAACGCAGTAAAGCTGATAGGTAATGCAGTACCGCCTGCCTGGGCAAAAGTTTTAGTGGAACCGAATGTTGATACGATGAGGCAGTATAAAAGGAGAATGGAGGTAGCATAATGCTTTCAAGTAATTTAACATCAAACCGATGAATAGTCTATCACAAAATTATTATGTTGCACCCATGAGTCCAAGAAAGAAAATTGACGTCTACATCTTTACTGGCCTTCCTGAAGAAAAACGGGAAGACTTCAATCAGCAAATCAAGATTCATGATCCTGAACTCATAATAGCTACCATCTGTGAGCTAATGGATATTGGGAAAGACGATCTCCTCGGTAATACCAGAAAGCGTGCAGTAGTAGAAGCCAGGTTCATCGCAATGACTTTGATCTTAACTGCTAATCCGGATATGAAATTAAAAGATGTAGGTGCTATTTTCAATCGTGATCACTCAACTGTAATTTATGCCAGGGAGACCTACAATAAGCTCATAGCTGCTGATAAAAGCTTTCAAGATAAGGTTGCTTTGATTAAGCAAAAGGTGTGACTATCTTTTCTTTTGTTCTGTAATATGCTAAAATAACATATTACGCATATTCAAATAATTAACTAAATTAGCGGTTCTGGTTGCCAGCCGTAAGACATTCAAATATTACCCCTGTTTATCGTTCTCGCAAATCCCTTTGCAGAAAATCGCTGGCAGCCTTTAGATGAACAGGGGTAATATTATTCAATCACAACCCATATGGGAAGAATACGTACCATTAAGCCAGAATTCTGGACCGATGAAAAGGTTGGGGAATTGAAACGTGACGAGCGTTTACTTTTTCTTGGGCTGCTGAATTTAGCGGATGATGAAGGTGTTTTGAAAGCTACTCCTGCTTTTATTAAAGGTCAGATATTCGCTTATGATGAAGACTTGTCAATTGCTGATGTAAGGGGTTGGCTTGATACTTTAGTTTTATGCAAAATGCTAGTGCCTTTCGAGCACAATTCAGAAAAGTTCTTCTTAATCAGGACATTCAAGTCTCACCAAAAAATTAATCGTCCGACTCCATCTAAAATACCAAAAAACATCATTGAAAGTGTATTCAGGGCACACTCACTGAATACTCATGGAATAAGCAGTGAGGACTCACTGCTGGAAGGGAAGGGAAAGGAAGGGGAAATGGAAATAGAACAGGGAAGGGAAGAGGAAGGAAATTCATCACCCACTCATGAAATTATTCCAATCGGAAATTCATCACTCTACAAGAGTATGGATGATGTTGAATTCATCTGCTTAAATCAAAATTCAACATGGCTAGAGCATATGACCAGAAAGCTTGGATTGAAAGATTTGGAACACTCAAAAAAATGGGTGGTCGAATTCTTTGAAACGATGAGAGCGGCCGGTCAAGATAAAAGAGAATTGAATGACACACGGCAGCATTGTTTTAACTGGATCAAGATTCAAATCGGAAAAGAACAATCACCAAGCAAAAGAGAAAAAGGAAAAGCTGAAGCTGTCATTGACCTATATGACGCCAGTACTCAGTATTGGGATAAAGTGAAAGAAGACCACCTAAATAATTTAAATCAGAAACCATGAATAATGCAGTTATGATCGTGGGAGAGCACGTTGTTGTTCCCTCAGAAATGGAATTGATAGAGGCTTTCAAAAGCCCAAAAATCAACGCACTTCCACCTTATGAAATTGGTAACAAGCTGAAAGATGCCCTTAGTAAAGCCTATTACCATTTAGGTTATAAAGTTCCGGAGACAGAAGAGTTCATAAAACTTCAGATATACCTGGCCGATTTTCTTACCACAGAGAAAGCTTATCAAAATGTTTGTATTGATGAAATAGTAATTGCAATCAGACGTGGCTCTGATCGCCAGTATGGTGAGTTCTTTGGAATAAACCCGGCCACAATTACCGGTTGGATTAAAGCATACATGGATAGTGAATCGAGAAGAGACGGTAAAATCATACAGGCAAAGATTAATACGAAGGATATGCCAAAAACAGTTCCTACACCACAGGAGCAATGGGATGAATTTGTGAAAAGACTAAAAGTATTATACTCAAACTTCCTAAATGGTATAAATATACAGCCGATTGAGGCAGCATTTGCATTTAAGGTTCTTCATCGGTCAAAGATTATAAAGTTTGATGAAGTACGCAGAATGAGCTTAAAAAGCCATGCATTAACACAGATTCAAACTGAGATTGATCCAAAGAATGCATTTACAATGGCTGAAAAGCGAAAAATGAACATCGCTTACGAGGCATTAATTGTAAAAGGTACTGAAGATGATAAAGTGATTTCGCGAGCCATGGCATTAGGCCTTATTGAGTGGTTTAGCGACCTAAAAGCCTTTGGAACTTCGATCGATGAAGCTGTAAACGATGACTTCTAAGTAACTAACACAATTCTCAAACTACACAACTATAAAAGAAAATGGAAAATTTAAACCAGAAAACGGATCTTCAAATCTTCATTGAGAAGTTCCAGCCATCAAAATTCAAAGAATTAAAAAACAGCGTCGAGGTGCGCAGCGTGAATGATGTCGAAAGAGCATCGAATAAAGCCACAGAATTGATTAAGTCACTAAAGCTGGGGTTGGTGGTCGTTCGGGATGCAAGTGCCGCTTCACGGGGAGCGTTTGAAGTTAAGGAGGTGGCGAAATAATTAAAATAATTAGATTGTCGGGTCCGATGCCTTTGTTGCTGTGGCTGTATCGCCTGTCGGCGTTACTATGGGGTTCAGATATCTTTCCGGAAGGTAATAATCCGTCATATCAGAATGTGTTAGATTCTTATAACCTACATCCTTTGCCATAGCTACGATTAGATCAAACAGCAATCTTTCATGATGGCCAGTATCAAAGAGTGGTCTATAGAGGTGTTTAAAATATTCGTGGCATAAAGTGCGAACAGGTTTACTGTCGTAATAGAAAATATCTATCATATTGACTGCTTTAACAAAATCATCCTCTCGTGCCTGCAACCCTCTATAAGCCATCAGAACAGCCAAAATTTGCTTTTTTTCGCGTTTTTTCTCTGCTCTATTTTGAAACCAAAATGCAGCAACAGCACCGATTAGGGCAGCTGCAAACGATGAAATAATAGTAATGGTAGTTGTGGCTATAGCGATTGATTCTTGATTTACTGGCTGAGGCATGACTTAATTTTTTAAACAAGATACAAAGTTTATGACATACGGTAATTACACCAGGCTAGAAATACCTTTCAGAAAATTACGAACTTGACTGGACCAGGTAATTTATTATATTGCTGAAGTAAATAACGCCTACTTAAAATGAAGGAATTAGAACAAGCTGGGGAAGGACTCGAAGCAGGGATAGTTAAGGATGATCTAAAGGAGGTTTTAGCAGACTTATCAAATATGCCTTTACAGGAGGTAGGTGAGAATATACCAGGTTTGAGTGTATTATTTAAAGGAATAAAGGCTATAGGATCCATTCGAAATTACCAGCTACAGATAAAAGCGATGGAATTCTTACATGAAATAAGTACCATGCCTTTTGAAAAAAGAAAGTCGCTAGTTGAAAAGATAACCTCTGATACTATATACGGTCAAAAGTTTGGTTCCTATTTGATTTCTGCTATAGATCGTCACGAGTTCGCGCAAAAATCAATTTATCTGGCCAGGTTATGCAAGTATTATGAAAGAGGTGATATTTTCAAAACGGACCTAGTAAAACTTAATACCATGATAGATAATCTACATTTACAGGATATAATTGAATGGCAAAAATATCACAGAATACCAAAATCTGAGAAAGACACAGCTTACAATAGCTTTTTGGCTAATGGAGTTATTATGCGTGAATATGATTTTAACCTAATAGGCTCGGACTCCAAAAATAATCGGTCATCGTTAGTTAATAGGCAGGAAAGAATCATCAAAACTAGATTAACCACACTAGGATCTGTCCTATATTCTGTTGTAAAAGATGAAGATCTCGACGAGTTAACAAAACGATTACTGTATAACCATGAACAGAGTAGAACTTCAGAAGAAGAATACTAGAAACATACCATCTAAGCAGTGAGGTATTTCAACTGCTATCGTCATTTAGTTGTCGCAACAACCTAGAAGATCAGCAGGACCAAGAGCTTAAAAGGATCGTTGATCGACTTCATCAATACGAAAAGCCCCTCATTTCTGAGAGGCTTCGCTGTCATCACCTAACCATCAGGGGAATAACTATGATTAATCGTGGGAAGTAGTAAGGTCTACAATTATTTGATTAATTAACGAGATATGTTTCTGTGGTTGTCGCCTTATGTCCAATCAAATCGAGAAGTTTAATTTATTTAAATGCTCTATTGACATATTACGCATAATTGTTATATTTGATCATTCAATCACTGGCAGCATCTGACTTAATCTGTAGTGAATTATTGTTTAAAGACATTTTAAAGGAGTTTTTCCCTAAAGTAGCCGAGGTCAGATGCGGTGAAACGGGGAGGCACTCCTTTCTTTATTTAAAAGCTTACATACACACACATAAACCAGCCTGCTATGAAAATAGCGGGCATTGCCAGTCAAAAACCTTTCTTAAATCAAATGTTATGGATCTTTTAATCATTCTAATCGCGGTTATTGCTTTGGGCTTAATCGTGACTATTAGCAGCATAAGGAATGCTGTTAAATTGGACGATAACGATGTAAACTTTTAATCATGGCCAGCATCGGAAGTCACGGATCAGGGCAAGATTGTCCAACCTGGAAAATAGTCGTGATCATCATCGTAATGGTGCTGATCTTTTCGCCCATCATCTTTAGAATCATAGGAGGGTAGAACCATGAGAACCATTAAACTAATGATCCTGGTAGCAGCTCTTGTGCTATCAGCCTGCGAAAAGAATGATCCAAAGCCGGAATTAGTAAAGCGTCCAGGCATTTCTAACGAAGTGAAGATGCCGGTAACAATTTCAAACACAATCGTAACGCCATGAGTAAACTAACAACTAATATGCATTGTGATGCCTGCGAAACCGGGATTGTAGCAATGACTGTCAAAAAAACTAAACGAGGATCTGCTATATCCTTGTCAGTAGATGTGAAGGAGTTCAAGGTCTCCAGCAGGTAGCGCCACAACTGGCCGACATTGATGTCGGCCAGTTAACCCCCAACAATCAAACAATTAAAGCAATGGAAAATACGGATAAATACACTACTCTTTTAGAGTTCCTAAAATTGAATAATCCGGTCATAACGTTTGGGATTGTTTTCCATGTTAAAGAAGGTCGCAAGCATAGATTGTGGTGCGGCACAGAAGAAAAGCTAATGTTCAGAATTAGCTTAAAGGAGGCCAACAATGGATAACAGCAAACAATTAAAGCAATGTTAGTAAAAGAAATGATCGAATTGCTGCAAAAGCATGATCCGGAAATGAGAATCGGCCTGTTGGATATTTCCACAGACAACCAGACAGACATGAATTATAGCTTGTCTGAAGAGAACTTTGATGTTCTTGACCTTGTAGAAGATGAAGATAGCTGCGAGGTTATCGGGCAAGGACTTTTCATCACCTTCATAAATAACTTAAACGAAGACCCTATAAGTTAATTAAAGCAATGAAAGTAAAACCATTAGACCCGAGAATCAGAAAAGACATATTTGGTTATTTCGAGGATTATTCAGAAAAACCAACACACGATCCGGGTGTAGATACAATATGCCCCTTTTGTGCCAATAAGCTTGCAGACGAAAGAAAAACTCTTTCACTGGCTTTATTCGATCCTGAACACAGAGATAGATCGTACTTCTATCGTACTTGTAGGGCTTGTTATAACAAAGCTTCAGACGAAGAAAAAGACCAAATGGACTATAGTCTGATAGATATTCTTATTGAACCAATTTTAAATAAATCAAACAATTAAAGCAATGGAAGAATACACAGTAAAGAGGTTAGCATTAGTGCTATCTGTACAGGCAGAAATTGAAGGAATGAAGTCTGAAAATGCGTTACGCGCATTGAACGACGAAAGCCCTGCGTATGGCGAGAAACAATTTAACGAATGTTCTGCGAGGCTCACTAACCTTGCATATGTTCATGGCGAACAACTGTAAAAATTAAAGCATATGGATAACCGCAAAGAACAACCGATGGATAAGGTAGCAATTAAAAGGGTTGTGTTCCACAATATGCCTGATTATATCCTTTCATTAGATCAATGGATAAACGGAGGTAGATGGAAGGGATTTTTACAGCTAACAGGCATCTCTATAAATCAAATAGATCATGTCGAAAGCGGATTTATGGATTGGGAAGAATTTAATTCACTTAACTCCTGGGAGGGATAACCATGAGCCAAATTAAAGAACAACCGATGGGATTTCTCCAGAGACTATTCCACGTCCACAACTTCAAAGCAGATATAAAGACGGCAAAACTTATAGGTATCTGTCACGGAGTTAATTTGTATCACTACGAATCGAAATGCAAGTGTGGCAAAATAAAAACCGATATAACAAATGAGTTATGGAACATTTAATTAAACAACTACAGCCTAAAGAGGGCGTGACCTTGCTTGCGTGGCTTGCACCTGAAGGTGCTTACGACTTTAAATTATTAGATGGTTATTTGTCGTACATAATTAAGAAATATTTTGCTATTCTAAATGAAGTTGTAAAGCTACCATTTGAATGCAAACTACTCGGAATAGCCACAGAGATACCTGAAGAAGTTTGGCAGACGTTGATGTGTGACGATAATGAGGGTGCAGACCCGGACAATCCATTTCAAACTGCCAAAGAATCCGGTCTTTCTTTCCTCCATACGAATGAGGTGTATAGCGAAAAGCCAGATGATTGCCAAAATCAATGGTGTGATGGTGGTAAGATTGATATGGGGTACAATGAATACCTTTTCTGTGAGTTGTGCGAGAAAGCCGAATCCAACACCGGAACATGGGTTATTTTACAATTAATCAATCAATAACATGAAACAGATAACAGATAAAGAAATTGAACAGAGGTTTTACGATAAATCAGACTGTTACGCAGATGCTACAGATAACATTATCCCTGTTCAGGCTATGACACTTGACGCAGCGGTAGACCTCGCCAAATGGATGCAGGAGCAACTACAGCCGGATTGGGTTAGTGTTAGTGAGCGATTGCCTGAGATTGGACATTACGTTCAAGCAGCTATTCCGGGTGGTGTTTTGCTTTACTCATGTGTTCTTAAAAAGAATAACACCTGGTATGGCTACGGGTATGCTCAGCCTGAAACACGTATCACCCATTGGAAACCATTGCCAGAAGGGCCTAAGCCATGAACATACTAAACGCCCTTGAAACACTTGAATACCTAAGGATACAGCGATACCGCAAGCAGGATGAGATTGATGACATTGACGAGCAGGTAAAAGAGATTAAGATCAAACTGGCGGCGCATCAACCTCGCTACCCTGAATCAGTGCTTCCTCCTTTTGGCGCAACAATAGTCGCCTTTGAACCAGACGGAACACCTCACATGATGGAAGTATCTGAAACCTGGGCACATCAAATGTTTGAACAGGGATATGTTGAGTGGGCAGAGATACCGGGTAAGTAATGGACCTGGAACAGATAATAAGCCAATGGCTTGACGGCCTTGAATGGGGAAACGAAGAACCCGAGCAATTAAACCTCTTCGAAAACTAAAATATCACAATATGATCATAAGATAGATCAATCGTTGAAAAGCTAAAATCGTTAGGCCGGCATGATCTGCTGCTGGTTGCCTACATCAATGAATCAGGCTATGCCGGTACTACGCCAAACGGCGAAATCGTAGACCGCAGGTTTTATCCTGATGCGGTGCCGGTACAAGAGAATGCCAAACTTGGAATACCTAAGCCTAAAGACCTACCTCAATGAAAGTGCTGATCATTAAAGCCCTGGTGTTTATCGCGCTTGTGATTGCTCTTCTTATCGGTTACTGCTATGTCTTCATGGATGGCATTGAAAAGGGCAGGGCATCGCTTAATGATGAAGTGGACCAGCTGAAGCACCAGATCAAGGAGCAAGACAGCATAATCAAATATCAGAACAGCATTATTTTCCAATAACCAAATCAACTAACTACCATGCAAACACAATCTTATTCAAACATCCAGCATCAAGCTAAACCAAGCTTTAGAATGCAGATTAAAGGCGAGAATCCTGAAACGATTATTCAGGCTGTATGTAAAGCTTTAAATATTGAAAGAAAGGATCTCACTGGCCAGCGAAGAACTGGTAAGCTCAGAGAAGCAAGGCGCATAGCCATCGGACTTATGTTAGTCGCTGATTCAAGGCTTAGGCTTAAAGAAGTCGGGAAGATCTTCAGCCGTAACCATACGTCGGTCATTTACAATCGTGAAGTATTTGAATTTCAGAACGGCTTTGACCGGGATTTTACGAAGAAGGTTAATGCCGTGATGCAGCTATTTTAAGAACAGTGGCAGCCCATCCAGACTAACCACTGTCATCATTCAAATTAACCGCTCTCAAGGTTAAATACAATGTATTCCAGGCTTAATCCGAAAACCAAATAAATTTTCAAATAATTATGAAATGCTTAACCATAAAGAATCCGTGGGCACTTTTGATCGCTATCGGGGTTAAAAACATCGAAAACCGCACTTGGAAAACTAAGTTTAGAGGAAGGATTTATATTCATGCCGGCCAGTCTCTAGCTTGTAAACCTTTAGATATTGATGAACTACTTACACCGGACCAATTCCAAATTGTCAATACCTATGAGGTATATAGGCAAGTACTCGGTTTCGGCTTTAAGAAATCCTGCATCATCGGCGAAGTTGATATCGTAGACTGCGTGCTAAACCATCCAAGTATATGGGCCGAACAGATGGCGTATGATAAATGTCCGGAAACCGGCATTCATATTCTGCGTAAAGGTCAGGCGTACATTTGGAACTGGGTGCTTGCTAATCCGGTGCTTTATGACAAGCCGATCGAGAATGTAAAAGGGAAACTTAGCTTTTGGGAATTAACCCTATAAAATTAGCGCAGATGTTACTGATCCATTACGCTAGGAAAGTAGTGGCCATGCTTTTTAAGTAGTTCTTTAAAATCATTTAGTTCCATTGCAATGGTAACCAATTGACCACTAGTCATGATGACTTTTGTGTCTTCGTTATCACTTGAGAACGATTCGATGCAATCGAGATTTATATAGCTTACAGTGCCATTTCTTTGGCTTGATGTATTAGAGATGAACTTTCCCATTTTTATTTTCTGGTTGTTTTATTGGGTTATTTTTTAATTGCAGTTAATTTAAGTACAAACCAACTATCGGCGTGTTTAACTCCATCAGTGACTTCATATTCATATTGACTATCTAAATATGCCATTAGCTTTTTAAAATCTGGCATGCCCGGTTTTTCAGGATCATAATGAATTGTTTCGTCAGGATGCAAATTACTTAAAGTTGAAAAATCTGTGATTCTTTCAAGGTCTTCAGGTGTGATGGTGTACCAATATTTCATGTCGATTTTTATCAATAATACTAAATGAAAGCTTCAATATCAAGAGCCATAATCAAAGATTGTCTGGAAAGGGGCTATATTGCCGATGGCGATAACCTGTACCCGCCTAATCACCCTAAAGCCATTGCCATCACCGAGGCCAGGTCCAAACGTAAACCAAGAACTACCCATGTCAAGACCGGCGACATTAACGATACTAGGAACATCGCAAACAAGGAAAAGCAGAAGGATATGTTCACCATGCTTATGGAGAAGGAAGGGCTTGACTGTTGGCCAGAATATTTCTTTAGCACAGAGCGGCTGTATCGCCTTGACTATGCCTTTCCTGAATACAAGATCGGCCTTGAAGTTGACGGCGGCACATGGAGCAAGGAGCGTTCCGGTCATTCATCTGGTACCGGACTTGCTCGTGATCGTGAAAAGAGCACGCTGCTTGCGACATTAGGCTGGGCACTCATCAGGGTAACCCCTCAGGAACTGATGACAGCTAAAATCATCGAGACCATCAAGAAAATTATTGCCTACAAATAATCCGCTCAAGCAGAAATACTACCTTTAAGTAATTCTAATAGAAAAAAAATGAAAGAAGCAGCGCTAAAAGACAACATCCTCAAGAAATTAGTGCCTGACAGTGATGGGCTTATGTCCTCCCCGGATTCCGAAATATTGGCCTTAGAATTCAAAACCACAGAATATATCATTGCTTATTTGGTGGACCTTATGGCAGAAGATGGCTACGTATCAGCAATGAAAACATCTGGTAACACATCACCGTTATCGGGCAGAATTGTGTCAATTACAAACAAGGGGATGGCCTTTCTTGAATTTGGTGGTTATAAAAAGAAAAAGTCAAGGGAAGATCTCGCTGATGTATGGTCAATTACTAAAATCGTCGCAGGTGTCCTGAACGCCTTACTAGTCTTAGCCGTTGCATGTTGGGGTGTTACCACGCAAATAGAAGCTAACAACAAGCAAAATCCTAAAGGAGACGGTAACAAAAACCTTCCTGTTATATTAAGTGAGCCTGCTAAGAGTGCTGACTCATTGAAACCTAATTATACCGTCATTAAACAAAGCACAAAGCAGGACAGTACAATAGAAGAAGTCAATAAGTAAAAACGAGGGTCCCCGATCATAGGTCTGATCAAAAGCGTACAAGTTTAAATGGGTGGTGGAGAGTCGGCCGATCGCACTGCACTAAAGTCTTAATGCACCAGTGACAGATAACGTGTTATCACAGCAAATAAGCAGCAGAAAGAACTGTATCAGAAACCTCATCGGGTTTATTACACAATTAAGCCCTGCTGAAGTATAGCAGGGGCTTAATTGTGTTAATTCTTTTCCCAGAATGCAATAGCTTCTGCGTTAATTACTTCATCACCGCCTGATAGCCTTAACTTACCTGCCATAGCATCAAGAGTAACAATTGTCCCAGAAGCGAGCAATTTTGCTCTAAGATCATCGGGTAGTCGGCTTAATAATTCTGCTCTTCCCTTTTCATTAGCCTCTTTCACAAATTCTCGCTCGAATTGTTTTGCATTAAATTTAACTCCCATATGTCTGTATATTTTATTTCCTACAAGATACCCAGCGAAATACTCAAGAATGAAAAATAATTTATAAGAGTTTCCAACAAGTAAATATTTGCCAACATTTTTAGATTTAAGTAATGCTAATACAACATATTAAGCATAATTCATATCTTTATGCTAATGAACGATCAGAACTCAGCCTTAATGATCACCGTTTTGCGAAATGACTACCCTGAAATTGCTCGTCAAATCTCGGAAAAGATCAATAAGCAACTGCCAGAACAAGCACTGCATAACCTGAAATTCATCGGGCAGATCGTTGCCAGCTTCAAAAATGAAAAGGGCATTACTGAGCGTGAATGGACCAAAGGCAAAAGCATGGTTAAGATTGTAGAGAGCAGGGAGCTGCTGACTGCTGTTGTGTTAATGTTCTACCATCGGGAAAAGATCCTGAAATCATCATCTGAAAAAACAAGATCTGGTGTGCTAAGGGAATTAAGGCGGCAGATAGGGGTATCTCAGGAAGTTTCAAGCAAGACAGCCGCTAATGCGATTGTAGCATTTAAGGTTTATGAGAATTTCAGACAGGAAGTATATCGGCTTTATGAGCTGATTAAAATTGAAAACCAATTTTTTAAATAATCATGGCAAAGCAAATTAAACCTAAGTACCCCATGGACCGGGAAAAACAAAGCCAGGCATTCCAAGAATCCCAGGTCACAACGTCGCAGTACACATCTGATCCGATGATCACTATCCGGATTAGAGGCGAATATTCTGCGGAGGTATTAAATGACCTGCAGAATGCGGTGGATGAGATTCTAACTTATCACGGGAAGTAATTGACTTGAACAGGTGGCGGAATTGGAAGACGCCGGGTTGCTAGTGCAGTAGGATTTCAAGTCTGTCTTATCAACATTCAAGAAATCAAGATGACCCGCTAGGTTGATATATCCTAGTACAAAGGATTGCAGGTTCGAATCTTGCCCTGTTCACAAAAGCCGGCGGAGATAGATGTCATCAATAGGATGGCAGAGGCCGCAATCATTCAAGTCCTGAGAGTGGGTGATCCGCGAAGTTCAGGCATAGCACAACAAAAAAGGAGCTGGACGAAGGTGCCAGCAAAATTAAGCCTCGTTAATTCGGGGCTTTTTTCGTTGACTTGGTTTTGTAATACTCAATGATGCGTTTTTCAAATATTGATCGCCTGTCCATAATGCTTTTCACCTGCTGATCTGCAGCATCAAGGCCTTCATAAGGATCTCGTATTTCAATACTGTTAATCCACTTAACGTCAAGGTTATCATACCGATCATACATTTCCATAAACTCTTCAGGACTGAACCATCGCTTTGATCCCGGATCAAATAGCCACATATCTTCAGCAACAGCTTTCTTTACTAAGATCTTTATTAAATCAATAGACCTTGCCACTCGCTCAAAGTCTCCAGTATATCCGGTCAGTGGCTTAAATGGTTTTTTCGGTCTTGCTTTCATGCCGCAAGTTTAGCTAATAATTTTAGCAAAAAACAAATAAAGTTATCGACTGTTTTGAAAGTATGTGCGCACGATATACATTAACCAGGGCAGAAAAGGAGCTTGCAAAGCTCTATCAGGTAAAGTTCCCTGAAGGGTTTCAGCCTAACTACAACCTTGCACCAACTCAGGAGGGCTTGGTTATTACCGCCGATGAACCTGGCATTGCGCAGAAGATGCACTTTGGTTTAGTTCCTTTTTGGGCAGCTGATACCAAACTCAATATCAGCACACTAAATGCCCGTAGTGAAGAAGCTCTTGAAAAGAAAACCTATGCACCATTATTGGAAAGACATAAGACGTGCCTGGTGCTGGCTGATGGCTTTTACGAATGGGACCGAAAATCCGGAAAGTCAATACCATGGCGTTTTGAATTGAAAGACCGGGAAGTCTTCTCGTTTGCTGGATTGTGGAGCCAGTGGAAAAGTAAAGATGGATCCATCGTTTACCGTTCCTTCACCATCATGACAACCAAGGCTAATGATACAGTCGGAAAAGTTCATGATCCAAAGTTTCGGATGCCAGTAATTCTTGAAAAACACAACGAGTCATTATGGCTCTCAAAAGACGTTTCTCCAACAGACCTGATAAGATTATGCAATCCGTACGCTGACGAGCAAATGAAAGCATTTAGGGTTAGCACTGAAGTAAATGCTGCTGTGATCAAAGGAGTAATTAATAACCGGCCAGAATTAATGATGCCTTTAAATAGTCAGTAATGAATTTCTTAATTCTATAATAACGTCACTTAAAAATGCCTATTTGACATATTGAGCATAATTGTATATTTTTACATTTATTACTTGATTTTCAATCAATGGCTGGGGAAACCGAGAAAGCAAGACTCAAGAGAATTGAGAAGTCTGCAACCGACAAAAGAAAGAGATTTATTAAAGACTGCAACGCTGATCCGGAATTGAAGCCTTTCAACGCTAAGAAGCGTTATGCGCTGCATGCATTGAAGATTTGCCGTGGCAATATTTCCAATGCCAGCAAGATGATTAATCTTAGCCGGAAGATGATCCACAACTATATGAAGGACGACCCTGACTTTGATGAAATGGTTAAGCTAATAAAATTGGAGGTCGTTGATCATGTTGAAGACAAGCTGCTACAAAACTGCGATGCCGGTAAAGAAACATCTATAATTTACTTTCTCAATTGCCAGGGTAAAGAGCGTGGATACGGCAATGCGCTAAAGGTTGATGGTAAAATCAATAATATCAATTACAACGTACCAGTTACCGCTGATGAGGTAAAAGATATTGCCAAGGCGTTAGAAGACGAGTTTTAAGGAATGCTGACCAAGGATGAGATAAAGAAGATTAAGGTGGCTACAGTCAAATGTAAGTCCGACCTTTTATTTCAGACCAGGTATCTGTTTAAAAAAAATACGAATAAGAAATTCATTGTCGGGGAGCATCATCAGCAAATAGCCGATGTGCTTGAACTGGTGCTTAAAGGTGAGCTTACCAAAGTGATGATCAACATTGCGCCTAGGTATGGCAAAACCGAACTCGCAGTAAAGAATTTTGTAGCTCATGCATTAGCCTTGAATGCTTCTGCCAACTTCATTCACCTTTCTTACTCAGACGATTTGGCGCTGGATAACTCCGAAGCTATTCGCGATATGGTTGAGACGGAAGCCTACCAGCAGATGTTTCCTCATGTGCAGATCAAGCAGGATTCAGATGCAAAAAAGAAGTGGTACACAACTGAAGGTGGTGGTGTTTATGCCCGGGCGGCCGGTGGCCAGGTAACTGGATTTGGTGCCGGTAAGGTTGATGAGGAGAAAACAAAGGCTGAACTTGAAGCGGAGGAAAATGCTTTTAATTCAGAGCTTGGAAGTATGCTTGATGATCTGAACATCAAGTCAGATATCGAAGCCAGGCTCGAAACTAAAGGGAAATTTAATGGCGCCCTGATCATAGATGACCCTATAAAGCCAGATGACGCAGATTCCGAAACAATCCGGGAAAGAATTAATAACCGTTTCAACTCAACAATCAGGAACAGGGTAAACAGCAGAAATACACCGATCATCATCATTATGCAGCGATTGCATGAGAATGATTTGTGCGGCTACCTGATGAGCCAGGAGGCTTATACCTACGATCTGGAAGAGGCGTTGGCTGATAAGACCAAATGGTATGTTTTGAGCATTCCGGTTATCAAGAATTACGGCGAAGAAGGTAAGGAGGAAGCGCTTTGGCCGTTCAAGCATACGCTTGAAGAGCTTAAGGAAATGGAGGAGAAGTTCCCCATTGTTTTTGGTCGCCAATACATGATGAACCCACAGCCTAAAGAAGGGTTTCTTTATAGTACTTTTAAGACTTATCGCCGCGGATTTCTTCCATTCTCAACCACACCGAAGGTCCGGAAGGCTTACATCGATACAGCTGATATGGGTACTGATTATCTATGTTCGATAGTTTACGATGAGCTTGACGTTGGTAATTTCGTAACAGACGTGATCTATACTCAAACAGGCATGGAAACCACGGAAGTAGAAGTGACAAGACAGCTGGCTAGGGAAGAAGTTGATCGGGCTCTTTTTGAAAGCAACAATGGCGGTAGGGGATTTGCACGTAATGTTGAAAAAGGCTTAAGGCTGATTGGGAATAAAAAAACAAAGGTGGAATGGTTTCACCAGAGTGAGAATAAGGATGTGAGGATATTTACCAAATCTGCTGATGTTATGAACTTGACATACTTTCCTGAAGGCTGGGAAAATATATGGCCTACCTTCTATAAATCACTAAAAACATATAAAGCAGCTGGTAAAAATAAACACGATGATGCTGAAGATGCCTTGACAGGTACAACTGAAGATTTCGGTAAAAAAGTGATTATAACAGCACAGAGCAAATCAAAATTAGGATTTTATTAATAAACACATAATGGCTGAAGTAGTTGTAAAACAAGAAATTGACAGTACCGATGTAAGATCGTTACTGATAGCTGGCTTAGTGGATGAGGCAAAGGCTTTGTTCTCTACAAGGAAGGACAAAGTAGAAGCGGCATTGAAAGAGTGGAATGTTGCCACCCATAAGATCCATGACAGGCCGAAGAAATACGTCGATAGCGAAGAGGTGCCTCAAGCAAAAATCCCGTTACCTTATCAGCGGAAGATCGTACAGTCTGCCGTTGCTTTTCTTTTTGGGAAGCCTGTGAAGCTGATTCAGCAAAGTGAGGGGACCGATAAGGCATTTAAACTCATTGATAAATTATGGACTGAGATGCGCATGGGTACTTTAAACCGGAAGAATGCAAGAACTTTGTTTTCCCAGACCGCTTGCGCAAAGCTATTTGTTGAATACAAGGATCCTGATATGGAAGGTAGCACCCAGTTCAATAGCGTAAAATGTATTCTTTTAGATAAAAAGAACGGGAATGATCTTTACTATAAAAAGGACATGTACGGCGTAATGAAGTGCATCGCCCGGGGCTATACCTCCAAGATCGGGGATAAGGTGACCGAGCATTTTGACGCGGAGTTTTCCGACATCATTATTTCATGCAAAAAGACGGATGGCTTTTGGCAGACTGATACAGCCACCAACTTGGCTAAAAAGATCAGGTACAGCTATTACGAGCAGGAAGAAACCGAATGGGATATCGTTCAAGCTATCATTGACCGACTTGAAATGCTCAATTCCAAACGCGCAGACAACAATGATTATACAGCAGACGCTATTCTGGTTCTTACCGGTGATGTCGAATCCCTTCCAGGAAAAGAGGAGACAGGTAAAGTTGTTCAGCTTAAAGGACAAGGTGCTGATGCAAAATATCTTTCCCCTGCAATGGGTGCTGATAACGTAAAGGATGAGCGAACCACATGGGAAAAATATATTCTCTATTTCACAGACACCCCTGATCTAACCAGTGACCAGCTTAAAAGCCTCGGACAAGATAGTGGCAAAGCTTTAGAAATGAAGTTCTTTCCAGCCATCTTGAAAGCAATGGAGAAGTTGGAGCTATTTGAAGAGATGATCGATCGTGAAATCAACATATTAAAAGCCATGATCAAGAACATCATTGATGTTAGCCCCGCCATGGCTACCGAGTTAAAGAATTTGAAAATAGGATACGAGTTTGGCAATCCTCTTCCAGATAACTTGAAAGAGTACATTGAAATGCTATCGGAAGCGGTGGGAGGTAAGCCGATCATGAGCAGGAAAACAGCTGTTGGATTGAATCCACTGGTTAAAGATGCCGATGCTGAAAACAAGCAGATGGATGACGAGGAACTTTCTACTATTGAAGATTAATATGTTCAAAACGCATAATGCGCATAATGTATCTTTGATCTGTTTGATAAGCGAATCGGTTGTTCGGTTTAGTTTGATTTTAGGTTAGTTTGACCGGGTGGAGTGGTTCCCATCCGGTTTTTTGTTATCTCATTTTTCTACACAATCCACTTTGTCCACACTATTATGCCAGATAAGATAAACAAGAAATATGAAGCCAGGCACCTGGCTAATATTCAAAAGAATCAGAAAAAGATTAAGGCGATCTATAATAAAACCATTGAAAAGGTCTATAAAGACATGACACCGCTGAAAATGAAGTCAAGCACCTTCAGAATAAATGACTACCCAGAGTTTAATAAAAACCTAGATAAGATCCTTTTAGAGTTCAGCGAACAGGTAAACGTCACCCTTTTAAATGGCATTAAGGAACAATGGGAGCTATCAACTGAAAAGAATGCGGAGGTGATCCATAATCATTATAAAGGAAAGAAGCTCATTGAAGAAGTCGAGCGTATGATCTATGATCCGCAAAGTGCAGCACTTGAACAGTTCACTAAACGTAAGATTGCTGGTCTTGATTTTTCCGAGCGGGTACTAAAATACACTACTCAGCTTCAAGGCCAGATAGAGCAGAATTTATTTGCAGGAATCAGTGAGGGCAAATCAGCTGCTTCCATGGCCCGTGATCAAATTAAGTACATGGAAAATCCAGAGCCGCTATTCAGAAGAGTTCGTGATGCAGATGGGAAGCTACAACTTTCATCTGCTGCCAAGAAGTACTACGAAGAACTGGGTGCACCTGGTCAGGGTGTGTACAGATCACCTTATAAAAACTTCATGCGCATTACCCGAACCACCATCAATGACAGTTATCGTGAGGCTGATATGGTTCGTTATCAATCTTTGCCGTTTGTGATTGGCTATCAGGTTAATTTATCGAATAACCATCCACGAACAGATATTTGCGATGATTTACAGGGTACCTATCCAAAGGCCTTTGTTTGGCGCAGGTGGCATCCGCAATGCATGTGTAACTGCACCTCGAAGCTGGCAACTCCAGAAGATTACGACAAATATGAACAGGCCATTTTAAACGGTACTGCTGATGAGTACCGATTTAAAGGCGTTGTGAACGATCTTCCTGGCAACTTCAATTCCTACGTTGAAAAGAAGAAAGGTTCAATGGATAACTGGAAAAGAAAGCCTGACTGGGTGACGGAAAATGGAATTAAATTATAGAAAATTCCAAAGTTTCCACATTAGTGCTATACAAACCATTATCTACTTCCTTTGCAGCCCTTCTTATTCTATAACTAATACCCTTATAAGTGATTTGAAGCCTATAAATATTGATTAGAATTAAATCATTTAAGATTGATTCTTTGCGTTCGGAAATCTCTTCCTGATGGCTGGTAATCTTTTCTTCTAGTGCAAGTTTATGTTTTGTTAATGAAAGGATCATGTCAACTACATCTATTTCAACTGTATCTGCAGGTTGAAGACCAAAGTCATTTGTAATATTTCCTATTTCTATATTGATCAGTCGAATTTGTTCTTCCAAATCAATAATTTCCTCAAATCTTTCTTGTATTGTCATTGCGTTAATTTTTCTTAAACATACTAATACGTTATCATTTTGCAATGGTATGGCATTAAAATAATAGCCTCATGCGCCTGTAAGTAATTTTAGTCTTATTCTCAAAAAGCTTAAAAAACATTTATGAAGGACAAAGTAAAAGCACGACTGAGGGCACTGTTCCCAGGAGTGAATCTATCTAAGACTCGTTTAGATAAAATTGCGGACTCAGTGGCATCGAAAATCACAACAGAGGACGAAATTGATGATAAGCTTAATGACTTTAACGACATCATGCCATTTACGGACATTGCAAAAGGTGACGATCGCCAACGCGCGATTGATGCTAAAAAAGCACAGGACGAAGCAGATGCAAAAGCGAAAGCTGATGCTGAAGGTGGTGATGATTCTAAAGAGGACGGTCAGGATAAAATGCCAGCATGGTTTAAAGGTTACGCTGAAAAGCTGAATAAACTTGATGCTCAACTTGCTGGCGAAAAAGGCAAATCTACTATCAACGATTTAAAGGCAGCAGCCAAAGCTAAAGGCATTCCTGAAGCATTTGCCGCTAAATACCAGATCGGTGATGACTATGATCAGGAAACTGCGCTTGCTGCCTTAGAGACTGAATGGACTGAATTAAAACAAATCGCAGTTAACGGCGAAGTGAAGGATGGCAAAGTCATTATTGGCGATGCTACCCCAAGCGGAACTCCAGCTGCAAAAGCAGCCATTGCCAAACAAATGGAAGAGGCTGCTAAAGGTTTAATTGAAACAGTTTAACAAACTTAAAAATGGGTTTAAAATTCAAAAAAACGGAGACGTTCGGAGATATCCCGGTTTACCAGCAAACTCATGAGGTATCCCAGTCGGGCTATACCCTTGATACACTAGGATTGGTAGATGGATCAATCTTACCAGCGGGAACGGTAATTATTGCGGATGATGCAACCCGCAAGGCGAAAGCACTTAAAACCGCTACGGTGGTTGAGGTAGCCGCTGCTGATGCATTGGTTTACAGAGTCTCAAAAGGTAGTCAGATTGCTGTTGGTGACAACATCGGTTTAGGTTTGAAGGGTAAAGCTTATCCGGTAACGGCGATTGACAAGAGCAATGCAAACTATGACGCCTTAACAGTTGGCACCACACTAGGCGCTGCTGCCGTTGACGCTCCATTGTTCCAATCTTCTACTACAGGGGCAACCAATTCAGCTTTATCAGGTACGCCAACAGGTTTGCTTTATGAGCCGACTTTAGTAGAGGCCAACGCAACGATCACAGTTGTATTACGCGGTACTGTTTACGCGCGTAGAATTCCAGGTGTCCCGGCTGATGTGAAAGCATTATTGCCGCTCATCATTTTTTCACAAAGCAAATAATTAGAAAATGGCAGATCAATTAAAGTCCATCTTCGGCGACTACACGGAAAACATGAGTGTACTTGCTAAGGCACTCGAAACCCAAAAGGTTCAGCCGTTATATAAGAATTACCTTGATTGGGCTACCCCAACCGTGGGATTGGATTTCTCAACTATTATCGGGAAAGAAAGACTCGCATCAATGGCATCTGTAGTTGATATCGACTCTAACCACCCTCTTAGGTCTCGTTCTTCAGCTTACAAAGTTGAAGGTGAAGTACCAGCAATCAAGGTTGCTCGAAGCTTAACTCAAAAGCAATATCGTAACTACAAAATGCTGCAAAGCATCAAGACGTTAAGTGACGCTGAAAAGGTAAAAGCAATTACCAAGTACATTTTGGACGACATGAAGTATGTTACCGATGCGGTTAAGTTCCGTATCAATTACATGTTCTTGCAAATGATTTCTACAGGGGGTCTGGAATTGACAGTAGATAACAACCCAGACGGTATCGTTACCGATGTTGTTCCAGTTGGTTTTGTCGCCGACAATATCGTAAATGCAACAAAAAACATCAACGATGAGACCTCTAAGATCATTACTGATGTAAAAGCAGTTGTAGAGAAAGCACGAGCTAACGGTGACGATATTGATAAAATTATGGTCGCCCGTGCACTTTGGAACAAAATCAAGCTAAACGCTGAGTTCTTGGCTGAAATGAAAGCTTATTTCAATCCAGGTTCAAACGCACGTTCGGTATTTACCGAAGCTAACCTGAACATGTACATGACCGACAACGATCTACCGAACTTCCAGGTGATTGACGCAATTTCCCGTTCAGAGGAAGATGGCAAGCAAAAACTATTGAAGCCATTTAGCCAAGAGACATTAGTGTTTGTTCCTGCTGGAAAGCTCGGTATCATTCACAACGCTTTTGCTATTGAAGAAATGGAACCGAACGACAACGTGGAATATACGACTGTTGAACGGATCCTTGTTTCTAAATGGCATGAACGTTTCCCGTGGGCTGAAAAGACTGCTGGAGAATGTATTGCAATACCGGGACTTGAGGCTGTTGAAAGCATCTACCACCTGAAAACGAACGTATAATCATGCCTACTCAGACAATTCTAAAATCACTCAAAAGCAAAATTAACTTTCCTCTTCCGGAGGAGAGTTTCAATACTGCCTTGATCGAGTCCGGTCTGGATGGCGATGCTGTCTATACAAAGGATTTGAAAAAGGAAGTCGAAATATGTGCTGCTGAGTTGATTTTAGTTGTTTGTACAAGCGGAAACGTTACTGAAGGCGGTTACTCGTTGACCTTGAATGACAAGGCTTCTATGAGGATTACCCGAAAACTGTATTTAAACAGATGGGGCGTTCCAGATGAAGAGGTGGAAACAGACAAGCCGGTGATAAGCGCTGTTAAAGGATTATGGTAGTTCAATATCCTCATATATTAAAATTTGACATCGTAACAGGTGGTTCGGAAGAGATTGACGAGAACGGCGACACAGTGATTGTACCCGGTGCTACTACGGCCATTGAAGTTAAATGCAGGTTTGAGCCGAATGCTGATGGCGAACTGATTGTTTCTGCTGATGGCGCGAAGCTTGATTTTGGTTGGATCGTTTATATGCCACTTGATCAGGTTGAAGTTGAAAGCGGTACTGTTATCCGTGGTTACAACGGTGCTGATTTGATTGCTGATGGTGATGTTAAGCGATACAGCAAGGGCCAGTTAAATGCAAAGCTATGGGTATAAAAAACAGATTGATTCCATGTTTGCTGTGAGACTCGAAAGAATTGAAACGGCAATAATCAGCCGGCTAATATTTATTGGGGAAGCCTTTGTTAATAATGCCAGAGCAAATGGAACATACAATGACATCACCGGAAACTTGAGAGCTTCCATCTGCTATGTGGTGCTAAAAAATGGATCAAAGAAGTCACCTGGAGATATACCAGCTAACAGCAAAAAGCGAATGAGGGAATTAATCTCTCAGTTCAATAAAGGTTATGTGCTGATTGTCCTTGCAGGTATGGATTACGCTTCGTCGGTAGAAAGCAAAGGTAAAGATGTGTTGACAGCAAGCTCAACGATTGCAAAGGCACAACTGAAAATAGCTATTACAAACTTTAAAACGTCACTTAAAAGCGAATGAGTAACACCTCAATATCAGCCTTGAATATGTTATACCAACATATCTCGCATAGTGTGCTTATGACAGATGCGAAAAAGCCAAATGGCAAACTTTGCAAGCAGGAGAGGCCGCTAAATTCTACCCTTGAAGATGTTGTCATCAACAGCTTAGGAATCAACAGGGAAGATGTGCAGGAAGGTGTTTTGAACGTGAATATTTTTGTTCCAAACCTTGAGTTACCATCGAATCCGAACGATAAAAGTCAGCCAAACATGGCCAGGCTTCTTGTTTTAGCAACACTTGCAAATGAAGCATTAGGCAACGGGGAAGAGGTCTGGGAAGAATTTGGAAACTACTGTTTTAACATCCAGCAGGATCAGATTATGCAAGACACAAATAATCAACACTACCTGAATATCCGGGTAGAATTTTATTCATAAAATAATTAAAACCCAATAATATGGCAAAGAAAGTATATGGCCTGAAAGCCATCACAATGGGCGCCCCTGCTGTAGATGGCGGTATGGGGACAACCCTAACAGAAGTTTTAGGAGCTACTGTAAAAGGAACTGCAACCTTAACATCTACCGCTCCTGAAACCGCTGAAATTGAGATCGAAGAAAGCGATGATCTTTATGATGAAATCATAACTAAAGGTGCTATCTGGACCTTAGCTGCGAGCACTTACAACGTGTCGGCACTAACGATGCAGAAGTTTTTTGGTGGTACTATAGCATCAGGCGTATGGTCACCTCCAGCTGATGGATTAACCGTAACGGTTAAACAATCTGTTGTGGCTGAAACCAGGACAGGAATTAAATTCAATTTCGTGAACATGAGTTTAGTTGGTACCGCTGAGTTCGCCTTTGACAAGACCAAATTAGGCCAAATTAACTGGACTGGTAAAGTGTTGAAAGCTGAAAAAGCTGCTACACCAG